GCTCGTTGATGAGTGGGTGGCCGATGCTTGGGCAGAAGTGAAACCTGTGACAGGCAATGAAGAGTGGCAGGGTTCGAGTGTATCGCCGAACACGACTCACGAGGTGACTATTCGCGGAACATCGCAGCCGGTCGAACAGGGATGGTTCTTTGGATTCAAAGACCGATTCGGCACAAAGCGAACCCTCGAAATAGGCTCGGTGATCGACATATCGCATCTGCGAAACAGGATGCTTCTTCTTCGCTGCATCGAGGTGACAAGTGGCTAAGGGAATCGTCATCAAGGGACTACCCCGACTGATGAAGAACCTTCGCCGCATTCCCACCGTGGCATTGAACGCTGGTGCAAGCGAAATCGAAAGCATCGCGAGCGAGATTCAGACGACGGCCGCGAACTTGGCTCCGGTTGATACGGGCGACTTGGCAGACAGTGTAACAGTCGACGGCCGGCGAAGTGCTCGAAGCGTGAGTTATGCGGTTCAAACGGGCGAAGAGTACGCCCGTTTTGTCGAGTACGGGACCAATGATCATCCGGCAGACGAGTTCATGAAGCCGGCAGCGGAACAGGCGGCTCAACGGTTAGAGCCGAGTGCGAAGCGGATTGCGAACAAGTTGGAAGGGATTCACTAATGGCAGACGTTTCAATCACAGCGAACAACGTTCAGATTGTCAGCGGCACGGCCAAGACGGGCAAAGCTGGGGCAGCCATCACGGCCGGCCAAGCCGTCTACACCGACACCAACGGAACGCTATCCCCCGCACAAGCAAACGCGGCGGGAACAGCAACCGTCGTCGGCATTGCTCTCAATAGCTGTGCGAGCGGTCAGACCTTCGCTTACCTCGATTCTGGAGCTGTGATCAAAGCGGGTGGAACGCTCGTCGCTGGCAAGTGGTACGCACTCAGTGCGGCCGCAGCGGGTGGCGTTGCTCCTCATGCTGACCTCACGAGCACGAACATTGCTAGCTGGCTCGGGTACGCGTTGACTACCGCGAACCTTCAGATCCAGATCGTGAACACAGGACTGGTCCTCGCCTAATGCTTGAACTGCTTGCCCAATGGATGAGATCAACTCCCGCGATTTCTTCGCTTGTGGGCAATCGAGTTTATGTTCGCAGGGCATTCCAGAAGAGCCAGTTCCCGAGAGTCGTTATTCGGCAATCGGGCCAGACGTTTGGGATGACCCACGATGGCCCTGACGGACTCGACAGAGTTCAAGTGACCATCGAGTGTCAGTCAACAGGCAAAGACGAGGGAGAGCAGGCAACCAAGATCGCAGATGCGGTGGTGGATGCTCTCCATGGATTCAAGGGAACGATTGCTGGTGTGATCGTCCAAGGGATATTCGGGCTCAACCGATCGGATGCGGTGGAGCGAAGGAACGAAGCTTCTGAAGACTTGTTCTTCCAAGTTTCGATCACGTTCAAGGTCATAGCGGTTTCGCTTTAAGGAGTCGTTCGCATGGCAGCAACAGTAGCCCTCCTCGGTTACGGAACAAAGTTTGGCTACGCCGCCACGTCGAGCGGCCCATTCACTCAGTTTGCCGAAATCAAGACGGCTCCACCGCCATCCCCTGAGGCGAACTTCATTGAAGTTACGCACATGTCTTCGCCCAACCGAACCATCGAGCGTATCTCGGGACTCACTGACCCAGGCACGATGGACGTGGAAATGAACTACGTCCGTGCCGACTACCAGTGGGCGTTGGCGAATGTCGGCGTCAAGTATTACTTCCAGGTCGAGTTGCCCGACGCTTCTCGTTACACGTTTCCCGGTGCTATCGCTTCGGTGTCTGCGGAGACGCCGGTAGACGACGCCATCACGGCCAACACGAGCATTCAATTGCTCGGTGCCATCGTTATCAGCTAAGGAAATTCATGGACCGTTCAACGTTCACCCAGAAGGCCAAAACGCGAGTCGATGCCTACCACATCGAGTCGCTTGGCGAAGACGTGTACCTTCGTTCGATCACTCTCAAGGAGCGGAACAAGCTGCTCAAGATGGGCGCGAACGGAGACTTGCAAAAGGCCATCGCGGAAGATGCGGACTTCTTCCAGTGGCTGATTGCCACGTCTCTCTGTGATCAGAACGGCAACCAGCTTTTCGACCCCAACAAGATCGCAGACAAAGCAGAGATTGCGGGCATCGACTCGGCTGTTGCTGACGAGATTGCTAATGCGATCTTCAAGCACTCAAAGCTTGGTGAGAACGACGCCAAGGACACGGAAAAAAACTCGCCGGCGAGCCTCTAAGACTCTTCCTGTTCTTTCTGGCTCGCACGGTGTTCCATTGCCCAGTTGCCGAACTCGAACAGCGTCTTGGCTGGGATGAGTTGATCGAATGGGTGATGGCCTACTCTCTCGAACCGTGGGGGGAGGGATTTGAAGACGCGAATCACGCATGGACTCGTTCTGTGATCGTGAACGTCAACAAGACCAAGGGCAAGCCGAGCAAGGCGACTGACTTCCTGATGAAGAGACGTTCGAGCAAGATCGGCAGGAAGGAAATGACGGCCGCTGAACTGAAAGCGTCGTTCGATCAGTGGGCGGCAGTTTCACAGAACCCGAAAATCAAGTGGGAGGATAACGATGGCTCTCGCCAAACTTGAAATCCTCCTGTCCATGTCCTCGAATGCTCTCCGATCACAGATGAAGGCCGTCTCGTCGCTCGTCAATCAATCGATGGGTGATATCGCGAAGCTTGGCAACGTCCTTGACAATATGTCGAAGGGCCAAGGAGATCTCTTCCGCGCTCCCACTGGGCGAGGCCAAGAAACCCAGTTTGCCAACGCAGTCACAGCGGCAACAGCATTCCAGCGTGTTATCGATAACCTCGAAACACAGCTCGGGGCATTTCAAAACAGTCTGGTGAAGATTACAGGCCCACTCAGGGATTCAGCCCAACAATCGCTCGCAGCCGCAGCGGCGATGAAACAGCAATCCGGCTCGCTGATGGCGTTCCAAAAGTCAATGGGCTCGGCCGTCATGCCGGTCAACCTGATGAACGCGGCTATCAGTCGTTCTCGGGCGTCGATCCTCGGACTCGAAGCACCGATCTCAAAGCTTGCTTCAGGACTGTCGTTCTTCAGCCTCGTCAACTACAACGTGCGAGCCTCGATTGAGTCGTGGAACGCTCTCGCCGTTCTTCGCGGGCCGGGTTTACTGGTCAGCCTAGCCGACAAAATCAATCGAGTCGTGTTCGGGCTCCAGCCACCCATGCGCATTCTGCAATTCATGCTCACTAAGTTCCTCATCCCAGCGATTGTGGCTCTCGGGATGGCGTTACAGCAAACAGCGAACAACCCAGCGGCCAGAATCCTCGGGGAGAATCTGGTTGTCTTAGCGGCCCAAATGAAGAACTTGGGGAATTCGTACACACTCACGATCTTGACCAAAATAGCGGCCGCTTTTGGGCTCGTTGCTGGTGCCTCTGCTGGTGCTGTAAAGGCTATGTGGGCCTTCGGCAATAAGTCAGTCACCGAAGCATTCACGCTCATGGCTAAGGGTGCCTTAAAGACCGCACAGGCTCTTGGCGTTCTCGCCGCTCGTGCTGCGGTAGTTGGGGTCATCAAGACCCTTGAGTTGTCTATTCGCTTGCTTTTCAAAACGATGACCATGGCGACATCTGCCATCCTTCGTTTTGCTATGTCGTTGGCTCAAGTTGCTGGCAGAGCGGCCAAGACAGTCGGAAGCGTTCTCACGCTTGGGATGGCGTTTCGGAAGTCGGCCGGGGATGCGGACGCACTCGGCAAGTCTGTGAAGAATGCAAGCTCGGGTTTCTCGAAGTGGTCGCTACTTCCTGGCATCATTTCCCCTTCACTTGGATTGCTCGCAGGGTTCGGCGCGGCTCTTGGCGGCATTGCGATTGCGGCCAAGGGTGCGGCGATCGGCATCAGTGCGGCCATCAACACCGAGAAGGCACAACTGCAATTCGAGACGCTTCTAGGATCAGCACAAGCGGCAACGAAGCGGATCGAGGAACTATCTCAGTTCAGCGCCAAGACGCCATTCCAGTTCCCTGACATCATCGAAGCGAATCGACTCTTGCAAACGTTCGGCGGCAGTGCCCTGGCATCTGGAAAGATGATGCAGATGGTTGGCGACATGGCCGCTGGAGCAGGTCAAGACCTCGCAGGCGTTTCAATGTGGGTCGGTCGTCTCTATGCGGGACTCAAGGCCGGAAAGCCTATCGGAGAGGCAACAGCACGACTACGAGAAATGGGACTCATCACCCCGGAACTCGAAAAGGATCTTGAGAGACTTGGCCAGACAGATCCGGCCGCAGCCTTTGAAGCATTCCAAAAGGGAATGGGACGTTTCGCGGGCGTCATGGAAAAGCAAAGCCGGTCGATTGGCGGATTGCTTTCGACCCTCAAGGATAACGTTACCCTTTTCTTCCGTGACTTGATGGGCGGAATCATGGATTCCATCAACGTCAAGGGTGGCATTGCGGCACTGATCAGCGGGTTCGACACCGCACGAAATACGCTGGTGCCGGTTGTCGTTGGGATGGTCAACGGATTCGTTAAGCCGATCATGGCCGGCGTATCAATGGTGGCCGGTTTTATCTCTGCCAACCTGCCAACGATCCAAACAACATTCAACACCGTATTCACTTCGGTCTATGCCATTGTCTCCAGTGTCATGACGACGATTTACAGCCTCATAATCGACCCACTTATGGCGGTGGTGACTTGGGTATCAGGAACGTTTGCTTCTATCTTTGGCGGTTCGTTCTCATCGATCATGATGACGGTATCGAAAGCATTTTGGACGATCGAATACGCCGTTAAGAACTGGCAGGCGACTCTTGAGTTAGCGGCCATCGGCAGCGCCCTACAAATCGTCCGTTTCGGTGCGATCGTTCAGCACTGGTTCACAGTCGCATTGCCTGCGTATCTCGCTTGGTTCGGACGTAACTGGACGAATCTATTCGTGGATCTCTTCAATGGAACGAAAACGATATTCACGAATCTAGGGACGAACATAACGAACGTGTTCAGGGAAATTTGGGCATTCATCGCATCAGGTGGAACCAAAGCTTTCGAGTTCACATGGATGCCATTGCTCGATGGATTCAAGGCCACGACTGAGGCATTGCCGGCCATCGCAGCCCGACAGATGGGACCGCTAGAGAGTGCCTTGCAAGGTCAGTTCCAAGACGTGAGCAACCGCTACAACCAAGGCTTGTCCGGGTTCCTTGACGAGAAGATCAAAGCACTCGAAGAGCAACAGAAGGAAACGACCAACCAGATTGGGCAAGCGGCCAACATCCAAACGCCAGACGCAAACGGTGGACTGTTCGACGGGTTCGGTGGAGGTGATGGCAAGAGCGGCGGAAGTTCGATTCAATCGGGTGCCAGTGCCTTGCAGCGTGGTTCGGAAGCGGCTCAGTCTGCTCTTAATCGTTCCATCGGCTCATCTAATCCAATGGTTAAAGCCCAGAAAGAACAGCTCACCGAAACGAAGAAGCAGACATCAGCCATCGTCGCTCAGACAGCGGCCATTAAGACGGGCTTTACGCTCAAGGTGGCGACGGTATGAGCGTAACAATCAACTTCAAACGACGCCGCGAATCCAGCAACTCGATTAAGAAGGTGAAGCTTACCTACTATCTCGATGGTATTGATGATTCTTCAGACTTCTCAGCCAATGAGGAAACTGTTCGCGCTGCTCTCTTAGTAGCCGATCCAACGCTCACTCCTGGATATTTGATTGATGCACTTCATCAGGTGCAAGAGGTCAACATCAGTCGCACAGACGATGCTCCCAACAAGTGGGATATCGTCGTCAACATCGAGAACCCAGAATCGCAGCAAGACGAGAACACAACGCTCCATCCCCTTGATCGTCCGCCAGTTATCTCTTGGGACTTTGAACTCTATCAGGAAGCAGCAGAGAAGGACGTTCAAACCGGCAAGTTCATTGTCAACATTCTCGGCCGTCCTGTTGATGGCATCATGCGGGATCGTGCTCGCCCTGTGCTTCGCATCACTCGAAACGAAGCCTTCTACAGTGCTGGCGTTGCCCTCCAGTATGCCAACAAGATGAACTCGGGATACTTCGCAGGGGCAGCAGCCAAGCAGGCGATATGCCGACCCCCCAAAGCGGATTACAAGGTCGAAAGCTGGACGAACCCGGCAACGGGCGTTCCCGAAAAGGTCGAGTATTGGGAAGTCGCTTACGAGTTCCAGTTCAACACTGATACATGGGATCCGATCATTCTTCAAGCGGACATCTACGAGAAAAACGCTACCGGCGACATCGTGAGAATCAAAGACGCGGAAGGGGCGGACCTAACTGATCCAATCTGCCTTGATTCGGCCGGGAAAGCGATTCGCAACCGATCAGACGCACAAACGAAGGCTCAATACTTCCAGCCGCAAATTTACGAAACAATCGACTTCAGCAACCTGAATTTGCCCGTTTAAGAGGTGAGACATGGCCACAACCGAACCAATGCGAATTCCCGGCGATGTGCTCATTGGCGGGAACCTGCAAGCAAACACGATGACGCTTGCCACCAGTAGCATCACCGACGCCAACGTAGCGAGTGCGGCTGCCATCAGTTACCTCAAAGTAACTCACATGCTCTTAGCCGACTACGCACAAGACAGCGGCGCGGACGTGGCGACTAAGACTAATGCCATCTATTGCTGCCGTTCGGCATCTGGTGCTGTTGTCTTCGATGTGGCCGTAGTGGTCGATACGGCTCCAACGGGTGGCGACAAAGCTTACACCGTGGACGTTAAGCGATCAACAGGAGGCGGGGCGTTTGCCACGATCCTGACGGGCGTTGTGACGGTCAACAGCAGTAGCACGACTCGATCCGTTAACGTCGCATCGATCACAGGCACGACATTCACGCTGGTTCAAGGTGACATTCTTCAAGTCGTTGTTACCGCTAGCGGTTCTACTGGCTCACAAGGGCAAGGTGTTCGCGTGGTCTGTCGTATTGCTGAATTGGGCTACTAATGGCTGACGAAGGCTTTCTGATAAGCCCGAAGCTACTCAACGAAATCAGGAAGCTGATTCGTTACGAGAACAGCACGTCTAAAGGCCGGCCGATGGCAACTGAGGGGACACAGCCGAACGGCAAGACGCTTCGTCTTGTGCGTCTTACTCAGGATCTCAATTCAAGTAGCTATGCAAACGCGGAAATATACAACGCTCCGACGTTTGCGGCCAATGGTGGCACTGGGACTCAAGCAACGGGCACCATCAAGAACGTGACCGTTTATGATCCTGCCATGATCCCATCAGGGAAGAAGCTGGTTTCTAATACTTTCTGCTGGGTGACGAACGCACGCGGACGATGGGAACTCATTCAGGCGACGGCATGCCCTTCATAGGTGAAGAATGACTGTTGGAAGTCCATGTCTTGCCGGATGCTGCGGCTCATCGCACTTGTGCGGATCTTGCCTCGTATCGGATGTGGTAACGCTAGTTGTCGCTGGCGTTGGACCGGACGTGGATGACACATACACGATGACTTGGCAGTCTGGCTCAATCTGGAGATCGAATTGCAAGACTATATCGCCAACCATATCCGTATACTTTTCTTGGGATTGTGCTGGTGGGGTTTGGGCTCAGGTAATGAGTCTCACGAGAGGAGATTGCGTCGGGGCGGTACTGTCTAGCTTTGGTGCATTCACATCATTTACATGCACTCCGTTGTTTACTCAAAGCCCGCGTGGTTCTGGCACGATGACGATAACCGAATGAACTGCAAATGCGACAAACCTGGATACTGTGAACATCTCTCAAGAGAGATGCCGGCCCATCATCATCATCTTTGCCAAACGAATGACAAATACCGCGAACTCTTCTTTGGGCTCGCTGATGGATCGATCAAACTGAATCCGCCTGTTCCTTGCGATGGATCAAAGGATACTATCGTTATCCGGCCGAGATGCTTCCATCTATCCTCTATTCCCATCATCCGATCCGATTGCGGATGTGATCTAAAATCCATTTGGGGCTGTGAGCATCCCGAGCGTGGCGGGCGATGTACGATCGGTGAATGCTCATCGTGCTCACTCTGGGAAGAAGACTAGACCCTTGCAGCCGCTCCCCCGCGCCGTTATCATCCCCGCCAAAGGGGGACCATATGATCATCTTGATTTGCTGCCTGCTTGCTGACCCATCACCCAAAGACGTGAAAACCTACATCGAGCGTATGAGAGAGTACCGCCCAACTGCGGTCAAGATACTCACCAACGAAGTCGCTTCCCTAGAAAAGGAAATCTACGACCTCAGAAAGAAGGGTGGTTCCGGGGATGAGATTAGGGAACTAAAGCCCCAACTGGAAGAAAAGAAAGACGCTCTTACTAGGATCGCATCAGGTGAGGACATCCCCGATGTACCCCTCTCCATGGACGACATCAGTAATGGGATTGGCTTTCTAACCCATGACATAGTCGTCTTTCAGGTAGTCAACGAGAATGGGCTGATAGCGAAGTGGGGTGATAAGCTAGTGATGGTAGCCGCCAAGGGTCATGGCTTGGTAGATGGGGGAAGGGCCACCCCTAGCAAGGTGTTCAAGGTAGATGGTACTACCCAATATACTACCGTTCTAGGTGGTACCAAGACAGTGCCCTTGTTGGTAGCAATAGCATCACGAGATGAGTGGATGGATGCAGTAAGAGAAGAACTTGCCAAGCAAAAGAAGGATGGCAATGGGCTTGAAGAGATCGAGATAGGCAATCAACAAAAGAAGAAAACGAAGCCCTCAGAACGCACGAGGAAGAGCCGTCCAACGAAGCCCTAGAGGGGGTATGGGGGTCAAATCCTTC